CATCAGTTTGTCATCATAACTTTTAGCACCATCTAAAAAGTCGGCAGGAACAGATATCTTTTTCTTTTTCTTAAATTTCTTTAATTCGTTTTTTAGCTTATCTTGTTCCTCCGACATTTTTTCTTCTCTTATTTTTTCTCTGGAATCTTAGTGCCTTCTAACTTTTTATGCACTTTGATTGTTTTACAAACTTCTTTTTCTTTTTTAGTCTTGTTATCAAACTCTTTGACACAGACTTTTTTTTCTTCTGCCGCATAAGCCAATGGCATTGTTGCGATTAATAACGCTGTAATTAAATTTTTCATTTCTTTTCCTTTGAAGTAAATTTTTCAGATGCGGTAAATCCAAGACCACCGATGACGATATACATCATATATTCATAGGTGGTAGGATTTACTTTTCTTTCAAAAAACATTTCTGCAATAAACCCAATGGCTAGCAAAGCAAATGCCAAAAAGGTTATTACTCTTTTGCTGCTTGGATTTTGCTCTCCTTCACCGGAGAGCATTTTGGCCAGAAAGTTCATTTATAGCTCCGGATGTGGAGGTTGTGCTGGTGCTTCTTTACCACCAAAGCCTGCAGCAACATTAGGCGCAAAGCTTGCAAACGCATCAGGTGCTGCTGCAAATGGGCTTGCTGTAGATGTTGCTACTGCCGCACTACCTAGTGATATTGAGGCACTCAACCCGTTAACCGGAGGTGTAGGTGGCGGAGTATATGGTTTGTTCGCTGCATCTAATGCTTTAGCTCTTAAATCCTTATCGTCACCTGCTAGCATAATGCCAGACAATGTACCAGTTAAGAATGTAGCAATCGGAATAATTAATTCAAAGAACTTATTATCCACTGGGCTCATACCATTCATTGGTTGAGTAACAAAGATTAAACTATATAGAACAACAAAAACAATTCCAAATAGTGTTAACCCTAAAACGATACCAATAAAGAATTTTAATCTCGCGTTTAATTCTTCAGTTGTATATCTTGGTCCTTCCCATATATCTTTAATCATTTACATTCTCCTTTTTTCGGCATCTGTTGTGCAGGCTGCGCTATATTTGTATTTCCCGGTGCGGCTCCAACCTTATCTTTTTCATATGGAGTCAAATCCTCAGGGCAAGTTCCATTGGCACTACAATATGGTTTTTTACATTCTTTCTTTTCCCAATTGTCTGGATCTTGACAGGGATAACGATAGTTCTCCGAGCAAGCAACCAGCAAAGGTAATAGTAAAAGTGCTAAATATCTCATCAATGTCCTCCCAGAACATGAAGTGCGTGAGCATAATGCTTTTTGCGATCTTCAAGTCCTATGGTCCCACCATTGATTCTTTTTGTCATGGTAAGAATGTCTCCGGTGTCTGCCCATTGATTTAGTTTATTTGTTTCCCAAAACCAACACGCGGATTGTGCAGCACCCTCAAAAGTCTGAGTATATTCTGCAGCCTCTTCTGGAGAAATTTCTAATGAAGCGGCAAACCAAGTGTAGTTTGTTTTACCTGTCAATTGAATAAGTCCGCGACCTCGGTATCTCCACCCGTCGCCTGATGCTTCGTCACCGTTGCCCATACGATTCGCATAGATACGATTCGCAATTTTCTCTGGTTTCTTTTCGTAGGTTTTTGCAGTTGCAATATCCGAAAAGTATTTCCCAAATATTTTTACCAGGCTTTCTGCTTTATAATTTAGATTTTCTGTGAGAAAAACAAACCCGCCCGATTCATGTGCACACTGTGCAACGAATGCTGCAATCCTTTGGGGAGTGTTGATTTCATAATCCGGTAATAATTGACTCAATGCATTATGCCACTGATCAATATAAGGATTCTTAGGTAATAATTGTTTAAGCTGAGCTTTGGTCAGTTCCATTTAGTTTCCTTTAAGTTATGATAATAAAGTCATGTGCTTGACCTTAAGGTTCAACTCAAAAGAAAAACGGACGAAGAATGCCAAAAAGCACGAAAAAAGGATTACTTTTAGTAATCTCCCTTATATTTATATTGCACCCTAGCAATAGATATATTATAATTAGGCGTTAAACGAGGAGCAAAACTAATGAAATTCTACACTAGCGTCAATCAGTATGGTAACAATATTTTGGTTAGGGGCGTGAACAATGGCAAAATGGTTCAGGAAAGAATCCCCTTTAAACCGACGCTTTTTGTCAAATCCAGAGAGGAAAGTAAGTACAAATCCCTATACGGGGAAAATCTTCAATCTATAAATTTTGAGAATATTAACGACGCCAAGGATTATATTTCTCAGTATAAAGATGTAGAAAACTTTCCGATCTTCGGTAATACCAATTTTGCGTATCAGTATATAACTGAGAACTTTTCTGATAACATAGAATTTGATATTTCTCAGATTAAAATTTGGTCCTTGGATATTGAAACATCTGCGGACAATGGATTCCCCGATGTATCAAGCGCACAGGAAAAGGTTCTTCTAATTACAATTCAAGATTACGAAACGAAGAAACTTACCACATTCGGTCTAAATGATTACGCCCCTAAAACTGAAAAGCATACCTATATTGGATGTAAAGATGAGATAACACTTCTCACTAAATTTTTAGATTTTATTTCCAGTGATTACCCTCACATCATAACAGGTTGGAACGTAGAATTTTTTGATATCCCGTACCTATGTAATCGCATTCGAAGAATTCTTGGCGAGGATACACTTAGAACTTTTTCTCCCTGGAGAAATGTCAAGGAAAAAAACATCATCAAATTGAAGAAAGAAAATATTTCTTTTGATCTTCTCGGCATCGCTATTCTAGATTATTTAGATTTGTACAAGAAGTTTACTTATACAAATCAGGAATCCTACAAACTAGATCACATCGCAAAAGTAGAACTAGGTAAAGAAAAATTATCCTATGAAGGAACCTTTACAGACTTTTATAAAAATGATTGGGAAAGGTTTGTTGACTATAACATTCGAGATGTGGAACTTGTAGATGAACTAGAAGAAAAGATGAGACTAATTGAACTCATCTTAACTATGGCTTATGATGCAAAGTGTAATTATATTGATATCTTTTCTGCAGTAAGAACTTGGGATTGTATTCTTTATAATGAACTATGGAAAAAGAATATTGTAGTCCATCAAAGAGAGAATAGATCTGGCAGACAAATTGCGGGTGCTTATGTCAAGGAACCTAAACCTGGTAAGTACAACTGGGTAGTTTCTTTTGATGCTACTAGTCTGTATCCAAGTATTATTATGCAGTATAATATGTCTCCGGAAACTCTAATTACAGACTATCCATATCTGTATGATGTTAGTATATCTAAACTTCTGGAGAGTAAAGAAGATCTATCAGAACTTGAAGATAGAGATTATTGTATGACATCAAATGGTAGATGTTTCTCCAGAGATAAGCAAGGTGTATTTCCTGAAATTGTTCAAAAGTTATTTGATGATAGAAAGAAATATAAGAAACTGATGTTGGATGCTCAGAGTCAGTATGAAGAAACTAAAAATAAGCATTGGCTAAAAGAGATATCTAAGTATAATAACTTTCAGATGGCTAGAAAAATTCAAATGAATTCTTTGTTCGGAGCCATGGCAAATGAATACTTTAGATTTTATGACGACCACATTGCAGAAGGTATTACTTTAACAGGGCAGTATATTATTCAAAGTGTAGGTAAAGCCTTAGATGATTACCTGAATAAGGTATGCGGCACTAAAGACTTTCCTTATTCTTTTTATTCCGATACTGATTCCTGTTATATCACATTAGATCCCCTGGTTGAAAAATTCTACAAGAATCAATCCAAGGAAAAGATTGTTGGTATTCTCGACAAGATTTGTGAAACTAAGATTCAGGAAGTTCTAAATAAAGCATGCGATGGTATTGCATCCTACACAAATGCCTTTGATAAAAAAATTGTTTTTAAACGAGAGGCAATCGCAGAAACGGGTGTTTGGGTAGCTAAGAAAAGATATGCTTTGAACGTCTCGAATAATGAAGGGGTTCAATATAAAGAGCCCAAGTTGAAGGTGATGGGATTAGAAATCGTCAGATCATCTACACCTGAGCCTGTAAGAGATGCACTTAGAGCGGCAGTTAAACTTGCACTAACCTCTGACGAGGAAACGCTTCAGAATTATATTAGAGACTTTGAATCGGAATACAG